AATCTTGACGGCAGAACCAAGCAAGGAATTGCGATCAGATCTTTGCTTGCCTCTAATAAAATACAATATAAAACCTCTAAGTACGAAAAAGTTGGCGAACTCCCTCTCACTCCAGAACAAGAACAGTTCATTGAAGATCAAGCTGGCAACGGAATCTCGGCGCTAAGAATCGCAGAACTTCTTTATCCAGACCGCCCAATCTCTGCAATGGGATTGGAACACAGAACTGTTGCCGCTCATATCAGAAATTCTGGTTGTGAAAATAATGCCGTATCTGACGACGCGATGTTTGTAAAATATCAAACACCGCGATCATTAGAGAGAGTAATTAATAGAATTAATGAAGCCACAGGAGAGAAGATAGATAAAGATAGGCTCACCAGACACCATAAAGTATGCGCTGAGAAACTCGCCATCAATTTGTCTAACTCAAGATTCCAAAAAATTATTAATTGTTATACCTCGCAAGATGACAGGAATATATTTGAGCAAGAATTTATCCGTATGACATGGGATAAACCTGACTTAACTGCGGATGAAGTTAATTTGTATATGAATGTCTGCAAGGAAATTATTAATTTGGAAACTACCTCAAGACACTTGGATAAACTAAACAAGATGTTTGAAGAGACTCAGGAACAAAATGAAATGAGTATTCGTTTGGCCGAAATCATCAAAGCTAAAAGCAGTGAATATCATCAATGCGAAGGCAGAGTAGAAAGCCTTATTAAAAAATTACAAGGCGACAGACGCGAAAGAATTTCGTCTAGGCAAAAAGAAAACGCCTCTATTCTTTCTATTGTTCAACTGTTTCAAGACGAAGAAGAACGCGCTAATATGATTAAAATTGCGGAGATGCAAAAATCTCTTGTTGCCGAAGAAGGTAAAAAAATGGAAAGCATGGTTGAATGGAAGGCGCGTATATTAGGAATATCATTAGAAGATGCAGTCTGACAATTCCAACTGTTGCAAAATATGCCACAGTTCCTTTCCTTCTGAAAGGAGCTTGCACGCACATTTAAAAAAGCACAAGATTGGTCTTGATGAGTATTATCTTACCCATTATCCTAGAAAAAATCTTTTAACAGGCACTTATTTGCAGTTTAAAGATAAAGAGTCCTATTTTGAAAAAGACTTCGAAAATAGAAAACAGCTTTTAAGGTGGTGTGAGATAGAATCGCCAGAAACTGTTAAACAGCAGATAAAAAAAATGCTTGCCTACAGGATAAAGAGCAAGGATTTAAAGTATGCCCCATGCCATCTAGAACTAGAAACTAGTGAAATGCCAACTATTGATTTATATAAAAAGCATTTTGGTTCTTATTCTAAAGTTTGTGATGAAATTGGAGTTGAACCTATGTTTAAAAAGAGTTTGCCCAAAAAGTTTTACGAAGACTATTCTAGCGTTAATATATTCGTTGACACCAGAGAGCAGCAGCCCTTAAGCTTTAAAAGCGAAAAGAAAGTAAAGTTAGATTTTGGCGATTATACCGCCAGCGGTTCAAATTATACAAAAACATTTGTAGATAGAAAGTCAGAGTCTGATTTTAAAGGAACTTTAGTTGGCGAGAATCTAGATAGATTTCGCCGTGAATTACAAAGGGCTAAAGATATGGAGTGTTATTTGTTTATTGTGGTTGAATCTACTTTGGAACGTATAAGTAGTAACAATGATTTTACTCCTCATAAGGCGAATTTAAAATTTATATATCATAATATGAGATTATTGCAGCATGAGTTTGCAAAAAGTTGCCAATTTATATTTTCAGGCAACAGAACTAATAGTGAAATTATTATTCCCAAGCTAACTGCCATTGGCAGCGCGCTTTGGGATGTGGATGTTCAATATTTCTTAGACAAGGACTCATCATGGCTTGGATCGAAGGAAACCAAAAAAGAAAAAGCTTATTCCGTAACGTAAATCAAGAGATCCTTGAAAAGAAAGGATTCTTGGAAGAAAGAGAAGCCAAAATTCTTCTCTATAAATTCTTGCGTTCAAATATTTCATTTTCTTCGGAAATTATTTGCGGCGTTAAGTTGTTTCCATTTCAACATATGGCAATTAAAACCATGTTCGAAACGGATTATTCTATGATGGTATGGAGCCGTGGACTGTCAAAGAGCTTTACCTGTGCGGTATTTGCATCTCTTGATGCGATATTAAATCAGGGTGTGCATATTGGCATTGTTAGTAAAACATTCCGTCAGGCTAAAATGATTTTCCGTAAGATAGAAGAGATTGCAGAAAAGCCCAATGCAGTATTTTTAAAGCAGTGTATAACTAAGGTTTCAAAAAGCTCAGACGAGTGGACAATGGAAATTGGGCGCAGCAAGATTACTTGTTTGCCGCTTGGTGATGGTGAAAAGCTGCGTGGTTTTCGCTTTCACCGAATGATGATTGACGAATTCTTGCTGATGCCAGATAGAATTTTCAATGAAGTTATCATTCCGTTTCTTTCTGTTGTGCAGAATCCAACTGAAAGAAAACAGGTTTATGATCTGGAGACTGAGCTTATCAAGCGAGGAGAGATGAAGGAGGAGGATCGATTTGTTTGGCCTAATAATAAAATTATCGTTCTGTCCTCTGCATCTTATCAATTTGAGTACATGTATAAACTTTACAAACAGTACGAAGATTTGATTGTTACTCCAGAAAGGAACGCCAAGGGATCAGCAACAAGAGCTATATTGCACTTTTCTTATGATATCGCGCCTCATGGCTTATATGATGAAAGTTTATTGACGCAAGCCAAGGCAACGATGTCCGAATCACAGTTTAAAAGAGAATTCGGTTCGCAGTTTGTTGACGATTCTTCTGGTTATTTTAAACTAAGCAAGATGCATGAATGCACAATTAAGGTTGGAGAAGGGCAAGCAATTGAATTAGCTGGAGAAAAAAATGCAGAATATATTTTAAGCTTTGACCCATCTTGGGCAGAAAATGAATCCTCCGACGACTTTGCCATGAATATTATTAAACTGGACAAAGCAACTCGTAAGGGAATCCTTGTCCATAACTATGCGCTTTCTGGAACAAACTTAAGAAAACATATCGAATATCTTCATTATTTATTTACTAATTTTAATATTGTCGCAATGTGTGGTGACTATAACGGAGGCTTGCAGTTTATAAATGCTGCCAATGAAAGTGAACTTTTTAAAAATAATAAAATCGAAATTAAAATTTTTGAGGCAGACTTTGATACCCCCGAAACTTATCAAGACGAGTTAAGGAAAGCAAGAAATACATATAACAAAAGCACTAATAAAATTTGCTATTTGCGTATTCCAACTAGCGGTTGGATAAGATATGCTAATGAACTTCTTCAATCGAATTTTGATCATAGAAAAATTCTTTTTGCTGCCGAAGCTGTAGATAATGATTTTACCGCTCAAAAAAGTAAAACTATTCCAATTAAGAATCTTAAGTTTATTCGAGATCAGGAAGATAGCCAGAGTATAGAAGCTAAAATGGTTGATTTTGTTGATCATCAAGCTGATATGATCGAATTAGTAAAAGCTCAATGCTCTCTTATCATGCCCACAACAACAGCTAATGGGCATCAAAGTTTCGATTTGCCACCAGAATTAAAAAAGCAGAGTGGAGCAGAGAAAACAAGAAAAGACTCTTATTCCTGTTTAGTTTTGGGCAATTGGATGACCAAGGTGTATTTAGATATGATGGATGTAAAAGTTGACAAATCAACTTCTACATTTGTGCCATTCTTTGCTCGGTAAAAGTTATTGAAAGTACTTTTGAGACTTTTAGTGTAACTTTTATTATATAATAAAATGGCACGCCAATACAACAAAAAGTCTGATTATTGGACAAGATTTGGAAAAGTACAACCTGTTCAAGTATCTCAAGCTTCGTATGAGCCAAAGCTCATGGGCGAGCCTTTTTTTAAAGAAGTTTCTCAAGCGTCATATACCAGAGCAAAAGAAAACGCGTCTCCTTCAAAGACAAAGGTTCCAAGAAATGGAACCGACGTAAATATTGGTAGGTATTCGCTGCTTAGTCAAGGGCTTCTTCCATATGAATATACAAAAGATGGAGTTGATGTCCGTGATGCTATTATGCTTTGCCAAAAAGCTTATGCTAATGTAGCAATTGTCAGAAACACAATTGATATTGCCACAGAGTTTGCTAATACAGACGTTTACCTTGAGGGCGGTACAGAGCGTAGCCGCGAATTTTTTCAAAAATGGTTCGATAAGATCAAGCTTTGGAAACTGAAGGATCAGTATTTCCGCGAATATTATCGTAGTGGTAACATTTTTCTTTATCGTATAGATGGCAAATTTAACGCTGAAGATTTTAAACTTCTTTCGGGTTTAAGCGAAAATGGTATCAAGAATAACAAGGTTCCTCTTCGTTATATTTTGATTAATCCGTATGATGTTGTCGCCAAAATCTCTAGTTCTTTTGCAGAGGCTGTTTATGAAAAAGTTCTTTCTGAATATGAGCTTGAGCGTCTAAAAAATCCAAAAGATGATGCCGATGTTGAGCTTCTTAATGGATTTGATCCAGAAATTCAAAAACAAATTAAGAGTAAGCAGTATTTTAGAGACGGTTTAAATATGAAGCTTGATCCAAAGTATTTGCTTTACTCTTTTTATAAGAAACAAGATTACGAGCCATTTGCCGTACCTTTCGCTTATCCAGTTCTTGAAGATATTAACGCCAAGATTGAATTAAAACGTATTGATCAAGCTATTTCGCGCACTGTAGAGAATGTAATTCTTTTAATTACAATGGGCGCGGAGCCAGATAAAGGCGGTATCAATCCCGCAAACATGACAGCCATGCAAAACTTATTTATGAACGAAAGCGTTGGTCGTGTTCTTGTTTCTGATTATACCACAAAAGCTGATTTCGTAATTCCTGATTTAAAGAAAGTCGTTGGCAAAGAAAAATACGAAGTTTTAAACGACGACATTAAAGAAGGCTTGATGAATGTTATGCTTGGTAATGAAAAATATAATGGTCAAAGTGCAAAGATTAGTTTCTTTATGGAGCGCTTGAAAGAAGCTAGAAATGCATTTCTTAATGATGTTCTTCAGCCAGAAATTATTCGTATTTCAAAAGATTTAGGATTCCGTGCTTGGCCTACCGCAAAGTTTACAGAGATTGATTTAAAAGATGAAACTCAATACATGAGAACCATCAGTCGTTTGATGGAAATTGGAATTCTTACTCCAGAGCAAGGCATCGAATCTATTAATAATGGTAAATTGCCTAATGTTGCTGATCTTTCTTCTGCACAGCAAAAATTTGTCGCTGACCGAGATATTATAATCCAATTGTTGGTGGTGTTCCTGTTATACCTCCACCAGTTCCAGAAATTGGCGCAGCACCAATTAAAAAGACTTCCACTCCAAATGAAAAAGGCCGTCCAATCGGCGCTAAAGCTTCAGTTTATTCCAGAGATGCCATAGCTAAAGTTCTTGATAAAACAAAAGATTTATATGCATTAGTAGAATCTGGTTTAAGAAAAAAGTATTCTAAAAAGTCTTTAAATTCTGAACAAAAGAAATTAGCTAATGGTATTTCTGAGGCAATTATAATGGGTTCAGAGTATGATTCTTGGAATACTTTGGCAGTTGAAGTTCTAAATGATCCAACAAAATTAGATCAATTAGGAATATTAAATAATATTCAAAATGTAGCAGCGGAGCATGAGCTAGATAGTTATGCTGCTGGTCTTTTATATCACAGCACTAAATATTCAGTGTAAAATCTAATAATATGTTCCTTTATAAGACATCATTTGAGAATATTGTTACTGCTTCAGTGAACTTTGATAAAAATATTTTGCTATCTCAAGCTTCACTTGAGCCATTGAAATCAATTATTCCTTCAACTGTAAATTTAGATAAAAATGTAGACTTAGTTGGTGCTGCATTTAATGCCGCCGTTGTAAATCGTTTCAATAAAAATGGTGACGGCATTGATACGAATACAGCTATCGCTTTTAAGAAATATTTTATACATAAGCCAACAAATATTGAACA